TTCTTAGCGTATCTTGTCATGATACCTTTGATAGGTGTGAAGTTGAATGGGTTATACATTGTTGGAGTTAATTGTAATGGTACGTATGGTGCGTACACATAACCTGTGTCTAACAATGAGTTACCTTTGTGACCCAACAATACTGTGTTTGGTGGGAAATAAGGGTCTCTGTAAACTTGGTATCTACCAGCCAAAGTTCCAACTCTTTCAATACCCATGTTGTATTGGTCTTGCTCAGGAGCTGCGTTTGATACGTGGAAGTATTCCAAATCATCAAAGATTGCACTGATTTCTGAAGAAACAACAATCCAGTTAGCTCCACCTCTCAATGTTGATTTGTGGATTTGAGCTGAAAGTTGGTTGATTGCAGTAATCAATGTTTGGTTCCAATCTTTTTGTGTGTATTGTGTTAATGGATTTGCTGTTGTACCTCTTTTCCAACCGTTGTAATCCCATCTCAAAGTCCATGCTGCACCTTTTCTCAAATCTCTCAAGATTTCTCTATCAATTTCTGCCGCAACTTGCTCAGACAATAAAGCTGTTAATTCAGCTTCAGCGTCAATGTTGTGGAATGCTGCAACGTCTTGTGCTAATTCAGGAGACCATTGTGCTCTCAATTTTCTTTCAGTTACAGAAACTGTTACCGCTTCCAAATCAAAAGAAACTTCACCGATTTCATCTTCAAATTCTAAGTTTTGATAGATTCTGTAAGTACAAGTAAATACGTTAATACTTGATGTATTTGCGTTTGTTGTAATACCTGAATATCCATCTAAAGAACCTGAACCTACTGAACATGGAACTTGAGTGTCAATTTCTAAGTAAATAACACCATCTTGTGAACAAATGTTATCATATTGACCACCATTACCAGTTGTTGGGAATGTTGTAGATGATTGTGTACCGTATTGTACGATACCTTTACCATATTTTTGAGTAACAACTCTAAACAACAAGTTACCACTACTTAATGAGTTACCAGCAGTAGTTCCAGAGAAACCGTTAGTAACACCCATTGCTTGTGTACCTGTATTTTGTTGGATTGTTAATGATGATAAGAATTCTTCAGTATCCATTTCGTTACCGTTAGGACCGATTAATTTACCTTCACCAGCGTTGTTAAATCCTGACATTCCAATTAATACTTTTCTGAATTCAGTGCTTGCTGCATATCCTGAAGGTGTTAAATTAGTACCGTTCCATACTACAGTTGAAGCTGTAACTGTTCTTGCGCTAAACTTACCTTTAGAATAGTCAAATAACCCTGGAGGGTCTAAAGCTGCTTCATTACCTTCGTAGAATCTGTCATACAAATTCTTATCACTTGCACTGTAACCAGCGTCAGTTGAAGATGGTCCATTTGGTGCTCCGTAAGGTGCTAAGTGTGTACCACCAGCAGTTGGGTCTTGACCCATGTCATAACCTTGAATTTTAGGTACGAAGTAGAACAATTTACCGATAGGTAAGTTCATAGCTTGTACAGATACGATGTCGTTAGCCAACAATTTAGAGAAAACTCTTCTTACGATTGGAAATACAACCGTTTCGAAAGAACCGTCTGATGCTGTGCTAGCAGCTTCGTTAATTAAGTGAGATGCTTGGTTTTCATAAAGTTGAGCGATGTTTTCTTTAACGTGTCCTCTCAAACCTTCCAAGAATCCTAATTTGTCCCATTTGTTAATAGTATCTTCTTTGATAACTTTAAGGTGCTTAAGACCGATGTTACCAACAAGACCTGATTCTAATAATGCTCCCATTTTTTAAAATATTTAGTTTGTTTTTAGTTTATTTTTTATTTATTCATTTTTGACATAAGGTCCTTCATTCTTAAGAATTGTGGATTTTCATATGTCTTACTTTCAACCAAATTAGTTGAACCTTTAGTTGGTGTTCTATCAATGTTTTCAACGATAGATTCTTTAACCATTGGTTTTTCAACCGAACCTAATTCATCTTTAATAGTTTGATAAAGATTTTTAGATTCTTTGATTGTTTCGACGTTGTCAAAACGTCTCATGATATTTATTTTTTCTGATTTTGTAGTTGTATGTTCAGTAAACAATCTTGTTGCGTAAGCCAAGTTAGAATT